GAACCTAATCCTGCCCCAGGTCTTCCTAATGAAGTAGTTAGACTAATTAATCCAGATGTAGTATCATACCAATATTTATCTTGTGCTGATGTTCCAACTTTTACATCTAACTTACCATAAGGTGTAGGAGTACCTATACCTACGTTAGTACCATCATCATAAATCAAACTATTACTAATTGTATTACTCGACCCATTAAATTTAGCAACGTAATTAGATGTTCGTGTGCCTGTGCCTGTAATGACATTAAGCGTATTAGCTGTAGTGAGCAACCCTGCCGATGTAACCCCAAGAAGTGCTGTAGCTGTTCCTGTGCCTATTGTTGAGAATGTAGCTGTTGTTGCTTGAATAGTGCCTGTAAAGTAATGATTAAGAATAGATGTATTGCCCCATGTAGCTGTATTGCTTCCATGACCAACAGAGTCATAACCTATTACTATTTCATTAGACTGCCCAATAGCAAATGCTTTAGTATTAGACCCAAGATAAAGACCATTACTCGCTCCCGTGTTCATTGTTGCGCCACCCGTGATGAATCCACCTGCAAGATACCCAAGTCCCGTATTATCAGATCCATTATTTGCAAACAAAACATCATACCCAAATCCTGTATTATTACTGTAAGTTGAATTATTGCCCAAAGACCCAACTCCCCCTGCTGTATTATAATTTCCTGCTGTGTTGTTCTGTAAAGCCTGATAACCAATACCTGTGTTATAATTTCCCGTTGTGTTGAAAAACAAAACACCTTTGCCGAGGGCTGTATTATAAGTTACTGTATTATTTCCTTTTCCAATTGTGATCCCTTGAACCGTCAAATCATAAGCACCAAGATTGACCGCTCCCGTTGCTCCTGTGTAAGGGACATAAGTTGAACTTGCAGTTGATGTAGTTAGATAAGTACTATTGTCATAACTTATAGTTGTTCCACTTATTTTTACAAAACCTGTACCATTTAATGCAGGTTGTCCACCAAGTCCAACAAGTGTATATGTAGGTACATTCAAAGTATTACTAACTAATGTAGCTGCACCACTTGAACCTGTAGTTGTCAAACTTGTAATTCTATTAGTATATGCTGTACCCCAATTAGTCTGTTCTGTTGTAGTTGGGATAACATAGCCAGAAGTGAGAGAAAATACTCCTGTTGTATTGTTGTATGTCAATCCTGTTGCCATTGACGAAAGCGATGTCAAGGTAATAAATGTTGAAAGATCACTTGTAAATGCAAATTGTTTCCTTGCTGATCCTGTTGTTATTGTGCCGTAAAAAGCATCTGTAAGAAACTCAATCGCTCCCTCTTCAGGTGCTGTGAGTAATACACCTGAAGTCAATTTAATAGGTGCTGTTGAAGCAGTTGCTGTTCCTGCTTTAATCGTCAAGTAAGCTGTTGGTGCCGTCGTCCCGATGCCGACTCTCCCATTCGTCGTATCCACATTCAAAACATTAGTTGTGCCATCGGCTTTGAAGATACCGACTGCTGTAGTGGAGTCAGCGGCAGGTCTTATAATAGGTAGAACAGAAATAGGGGAAGTGACCACTCCAGTAAAGGTTGGAGAAGCTATTGGTGCTTTAGTTCCTATTTGAGTTTGAATAGCAGAAGTAACACCTTTAACATAACTTAATTCGGTTAAGCTAGGATAAGTGGCAACAGCAAGTGAACCAACAGTTGAAGTAGTTGGGAAGTAAGCTATCTCGTTTGCAGTTCCTGTTCCTGTTATTGGATTAGTTAAAGCATTTTGTTTTAAGACAAGTTGATCATAAAGAAGTTTTGCTGTCGGATATTGAACATCGGTTGAAGAGCCTGAAATACTTGTTACTTTGTTCGCTTGATCTTCCGGTACATAAGATATATTTGAGTTTACTGTATTCCAATTTGTTGCTGTCTGCCCCGGTGTGTCTACGTTTGAAATTATAGAATCCCCTGCCTGAACTGCCACACCCCAAAGAGTACCCACGACTGATATTACCCACATATCACCCTTAAGAACTGCCCCGGCTGTTCCTGATCCACCCGATACAGGCCATGTATTAACCGATGCATCATAACCGCCACGATAGTCAAGTAATCCAACGACTAAGCCATCAGCATAATCTTTGACCGCCTTGACAGATGGATATTTTACGTCACTTGTCCCGTCTGTTGTGACCGAAGTACTTTTATTTGCAACCGCCTCCGCTCCGAGGCTTGATAAAGTCTGATCCCCTGTGTTCGTATTTGATGTGTTTCCGATTACTGTCAGATTTGCATCAGTAACATATCTTTTATTTAACGAGTCTGCTATGTCCGCCGTTGTTGCGTCTGCTCCCGATGTTACTAACCCCTTCGCATCGTATGTTATTTTTGTTTTTGTTGCTCCGGTTATCGCTGTATTCTTATCAAGTTTACCCGATATGTCAACAGGATTAACCCATTCAGTATCGTAATCTGTTAAAGACTTTTTTGCTATCAACTGCCCTACTGTGCCACCGATTGCAATCCCTGCACCTGTATCACCTTTGTCACCCTTCGTTCCGGTATCGCCCTTGACTCCCTGAATACCTTGAATACCTTGAATACCCTGATCACCCTGAATACCTTGATCACCTTTTAATCCCTGATCTCCTTTTAATCCGGTATCGCCTTTTATGCCTTGATCACCCTGTATCCCTTGAATACCTTGTAGCCCTTGATCCCCCTTATCACCCTTTACTCCTTGTATTCCTTGAATTCCTTGAATTCCTTGTACTCCTTGATCACCTTTTAGATCAATTTTTGCGTCAACTAAAACGACCTGCGAAGCATCATCTTTGACAAACACCATATCATCAGCGACAAATGAAACGCTCACAATGTTAGTACCTACGTCACCTTTATCGCCTTTAATACCTTGAATGCCCTGATCACCTTTGTCCCCTTTCTCGCCCTTGCGATATATCTCAACAGTCTTATTAACCTCCTTAACGATGTTAACTGTTTGCTTTGCCTGTTGCGTTACTATGATTGTACTCATATCGTTGGCTTTTGGGTTATTTCTTCAACAACATTAAAATTTCCGGTTATAAATGTTTGCTTATCTTCGTAGTTCGGAGCTGTTCCGAAGATAACGCTGATCTGATACTTTGAAGTGTTTATGTCCATATCTGATGCCGATTTATAAAACTGAATGCTGAACAATACACTTGATGCAGTAGTGATAACAAGCGACCCGTCCGACTCCTTGAACTTCAGAATGATTGGCGTATCCATGTCTTTTCGGACTTCAGAATAAATGGTCTTTCCCGTGAAGTCAAGATCATGTTGAACATCAAAAGTAAGATCAAGAAGATCACCCCTTACTATTTCATCGAAATCAATAAGTCCTACTGTTATAGCTGCCATATCATTTATTTTTATTGTAAAATTACTAAATTATTTTGTCGTTGGTGTCGGTGGGATATAAATTCTTTTCGACCTTGCGACCTCAGGAACAATTAAAGTACTAACATAAATATTTGCCATGTGTTTAAGTTGTTATTGTGAGTTCATCCGGGGTTATCTCAACTAAAGTAGTATCTATCTGATCGTCACGAAAATTGATTGACATAGATTTAACCATGAAAACCTTATCACCCGTGTATGTGTCTTGAATTACATTTAGCTGATTAAATGCGTTTCTTAATTTCAGATTTGAAAGAGTATAAAACCCTGTCTGCGAATTGCTCACAAGCGAATTAAGAAGCAACTGCTCGATTTTATAAGTTTGCCCCCCTCTTATCCATGTTTGAATAGGAGTATAAAACCCATCATGCGCATACATTATCTTACCCCTGTCGGTAAAGGTTGTATCGGATCCGCATTTTAGTTCTACTTTATCGCCCTCTTCCTTGTACTGTTCATCAAGATAGCCGACAAACTCAATATCCGATTTAGGTAAAGCTCCGAGCGAACCAAGATCAATAATATCTACAGAAAAGTCCGAAAGCCGTATATCAGATATGTACGATGGATTACTAACCAATGCACCCGCTCCATTAAGTTGAACTCTTACGTTGGAATAAATCTCTACTATTAAATCACCTGACAAATCAATATTACATGGGATAGTCCAATAGAATTTATCACCCGGATTTAGATCACTCCATTTCCTTTGCAGTCCCGTTGTTGCGTCCGCACTTTGCGCCATCACATTGTAATCATTAGAACCAGAGAGCCACCCGGTGAAGTAATTGTCTGCCGTTTTTGAACCTATCGAAACTTTAATGTTTAGGTAGATTTGTGTTATAAAGTCAGCACCTGAATTTTCAAAATAAACCTTTCCCTTGATCATTATTCCAACACCATTAAGGATACGATGGAAAGCTACTATTGTATTGTCAATCGCTCCATTAATCACAAATTGAGGACTTATCTTTAAGTCTGCTACTTTCTGCGGAGTAGCGCAATAAGGCCATTTAAGATAGTAACGAAACTCAGGAGCTATACCGTTAATTTTACCGTATTGAAACTCTGCCGGGGTGTACTCAAGAAAAGTATCATGATCTTCAAGAACTTTGAAAACATCATTATCAACCGTTGTGTAAGATGTTGGAATAGTTCCGAACTCTTCAGCACTTGACAGACATGGATCAATAAGGTACTTTGACGGATAAGGAGAGTACTTGACCGTTTGCTTATTCTTCCCTCCGCTTATCTCTATATCTCCACCAGTCTGAGCATATTCTATTCCTGTTATTGTTTTTAACGGATCAATTATCACTTCTTCGCCTGATGACTCCGTATTGACTATTAAAGTTTCGCCTACAAAGTTAGCCGTCCAATCATCAAGAGTAAATATTATTGCGTTACTTGATGCTTCAAGGAGTAAGTCACCGTAAGAATTTAAGTAGTCAGCAGCAAAATTTTGAGCCGTCAAAGTTAGTGAGGTGTCAAAAGTCATCAAATGAGTAAACCCGTTACAAGTCACATTAGCCGTACCGCTTGATCCTGAAAGTGTAATCCGATATACTTTAATACCAAGTACATTTATTTGACCCGTTGCGACAAATAACCCCTCGTTAACCGATGATGCACCAATAAAGTCAGTCCCCGGCACATTGGCGTAAAATGTTATTGACTCATCCGCTGTCTGCACAAGCGTAACAGCCCCAAATGATGCTCCGTAATCAATGATGAAGGCTTCAATACTTTCGATCACCGAGTAGTTATAAGCGATTGTATTGGTGTAACCATTTATTGTTATCGTTGCCGTTGCTTGTGTCCATGAGCCGAAATCCACTATATCCCACCGGGCAATAGCTGATGTTGATTCATTTGTGACCACCCCGCCCAAGTCAGTAACCGGAGTAAAGATAAAGGGAATTTTCATCCATGTTACATCCGTCCCAAGAGCCAATGTATTTAGATCAGTTATGTAAATATCAGCACCAAGTTGAGTTATGAAAGCTCCATAAGGCTGTAAAATAGCCTCTAAAACCTCTCGCATTGTCATTGCAACGCCATCTTCATCATAAAAGTTTGAACAATTAACGTAACTTTGATGTAAGAGAGTAGGGAAAACAGTCAGATACCCCGTAAATGTTGTTGAAAGACTCGTGTAAATGTACCCATAAGGTAAGCCGATCCGGGTTAAAATGATATTAAGTATGTCCCATTTTGATTTTATGCCCTCATAAATCCCCCCCGGAACAGGGTCAGAAACACCCTGAAGGAATTGATACCTATCCATAAGAGCAAAGCCATCATTCCCTGAGAATTGAACAGGGTAATTAGTCAATGTTATGTAAGGCTCACGATTCATTTCCGTGTTAAGATAACCGACCCAATTAATGACCGTATCAATATAATGTTTAACCATGAAAGCCTTTTTGTTAACCGCATAAAGGCTTGTAAAGAACTGCATATTAGTTTCTGAAAGTAGATTGATCTCACAACCTGACCCCCTTACAACTTGAAACTTGCCATCAAGATCAGGCATAGACACCGAGAAAGGCATTGCCATTGATTTGACCTCAACCGCTGTTATTGTTGCGCCTGTGTCCTCCCATATTTCGACCCTATTCGCTTTGCCGTCTATAGACACAAACTCAAAGTAATATTTTTCCTGATAGGCCATTATTTGTAGTTTTTATTTTTACGCTCATTATTCGATAAAACTCCGACAAGTGATGCCCCTTGTATTTCAAATTGCACATTACCGCCCATTGCAGATGATCCACCCATTGCAGGTGAATAACCCGAAGCCGATCCACCGCCACCCGATGAAGAGCCACCACCCCCTGCACCAGCTAATCCTTTTTTGGAAACATTGGATATTGCCGTCCCAATAGCTACAAGTGCGATACCTGCAGCCAAAGCTATTGGCCATGCCCCCGGAGTTTTTAAAGCTGCTTGAAACCCGGCTGATGCAATGGCATATTGAATAAACATCTGCCCCAATTTTACTAAAAAATCACCTACAGAAGCAAGAAGAGTTAATCCGAATTCACCAATATTCATATCCCCAGCCATCATTGCGCCTACTCCAGTTGCGAATGTGTTCGCAAAGTCTACCATTCCTGCAGTAATTACTGAATTTAGATCATTTGTAAAGTTGATTGAATCAGAAAGGATTCTGTCTTCTTCAGCTTTTATTTTCGCCCCTTCAGGAGTCATTGCGTCAGCCATGCCCATTAATCCCGATGGAGCTACTGTTGCTGATTCTACTAACCCGCCCCCTCTCATCTGCATCATTGCAGGTTTTGCCAACATAAGAGCATTAGCCTCATCCTCTAATCTTTTTGCTTCTCCTGCTTTTGTTGCAGCCGTTAATTCTCTTGTTAATCCCCTAAGGGTATCTTGTCTTGATGTTTCAAGTTCATTAACTCTTGCTTCAGATTGTAGTACTTTTTCGTTCTGATCATCTCTTTTACTGCCCATCTCAAATTGAGCCCTCATAATAGATGCCCGTTCAGTGGCGATTGACTTTTCATCGTCAAAGACAGATATTAGTAACGCCCGGGCTTCAAGTACTTTTTTTCTCTTTACGTCTGCATTTGTGTTTTCATCTTTTGCGTCAGCTCTTAATGTTGCTGCCTGTTCTTTTCTCTCTGCTATGCTTTTTATTAAATCTCGTTCCCGGTCATCAACATCCTGAAGTCTTTTCTCTAATTCTGTTGCTGCGGTAATCTCTTTTTTCATTTCCTCACCTACACCCTTCATTGATGCTCCCATTGATTCCCAAGCACCCTTGAAATCGCCAGTAAATAGTTTCATCATGCCTTCCCCGAACATGGCTGCACGATCAATAAGCACTTTAAACCCTGCCTTGAGTCCTGCCATTGCCCTCTCTAATGATTCTGCCCCTCGTTCTGTCTGTGTGAAGTAAGCGACCAAAGCACCGAAAGCAACGACTAAAGCACCTATTCCTGTACTTATCATTGCTCCCTTGACTACTTTCATAGCATTGGAAAAGATGGAAGCACCCCCGGCAGCCGTTTTTAAACTTGAAATAAACGACCCTATACCACTAACAAGATTAGTAATATTGTCCTTTAACCCTTGAACACCAAAGGCTGAGGCGATTTTATCACTCATGTTGGATAATGAGCTTTTTAATTCATCGGCTTTCTTTTTTGATTGATCGACCCCTTGATTAAATTCTTCACCCTTGAATCCAAGTTTGACGAACAAGTCTGCTATCATTCCCATTGTGCGGAGTATTAATTGTTATTCAAAATTATACATTATTTTTCACATAAAAAAAGCACCGTTAAAGTGCCTTAATTTTCCCCCATAGAAGCGATAATATCACGGTTGCGGGCATACATTTCATCTGCTGTCATTGTTGAGGATTGATTTGATCCGTCAATACCAAGAGGCCATAACTGATTCGCTGATTTAGGATGCTTTGCATATTGATTGTACCCAAGCGTAAACAATGCCCTGAAATTAGCTGCGTCCATATCACGATTAAAAACATAACCTTTAATTTTTGCAAACGTTTCTGCCGGTGTTAACTCCCAATATTCCTGCTTTGATATTCCAAGCTCCCCGATTATCCAACCGTACTCGTCCGAGTAGATTACTCGATCAGCGTCACTTTCACCTTTTTTTTTTCAATCTTTGCCCCAAAGGTCTGGCTGTGTTTCCACGCTTCGACAATCTTTTTTTGATCCGCTTCGCATGATGTCGCAATAGCAACCCTAAGTAAGTCATGGGTAAAGTTCTCTTTTACTTTCTCTTCCATGCAATAGGCTTGTGCTGCTGCATAAACCATTTCACTCACTAGTTGAGCTTGTCCACGTTCTTTAACCCAAGCATTATAGTCATCCGAAGTCAATAACCCTTCATTTTCACGAAAAAGAAAGATTGAAAGATTAGTAAACAGAAAGCCTATTCTTCTAGGCTTGAGAAAATTAACCCCTAAGATTCGTGCAGGATAAGGAAGGTTAAGGATGATAAAATCTTTTGAATTGTTCATGTCGTTTCGTTTTTAGTTTGTTTTTAATTTGCAATACAGACGGATCCCACATTGACACCCGTCTGTTGCACTTTAAGCTATGATGATTACGGATTTTAATTTGTTTCAACTGCCACCTCTCCGCTTACCTGAAGATCAAGCGAGAAAGTCATTTTATCGTTATCAGGGACTTCCCAACTTACATTAGATACGAAAGCCGATCCGCTTAACTTTATTGCTCCCGTTACCGGAGTGCCTGAAGCATATTCCGTTAGCAAAAAAGAAATAGCTGATTGCTGTTCCTGAACTGCTAAAGCAAGATCAAAGCCATATCCCGTTGATGTTGGATCGGTAGAAGCAAGTGAACTCACGCTCATTGTACGGGTTATGCGTCCGCTTTTAAACTCTGCATCGTTACCTGATGATTTGCTTGATGTTTCAATGATGTTTTGAGCCGATTTAAAGGATGTAGATGTTTCTCCTATTATCGTGATGTTCGTTGCATTGGCGATAGCATTCGCAACAGTACCAGCGAGATTAGTAGTCACATTTGTAATCTCAGGAGCGACTATTGCAACTCCAACAGATACGCTTTCAAAGTATAGTTTACCCTGATAAGCTGTCACCTGAACACCTACGGCAAGATAAGCCACCGCATGAGATGTGACAAAGTTCTGAGCCGTCACCGTTAGAGATGTTGCCCATGTAGCCAACTTAGTAAGACCCCCGACAAGAGTAACATTAGCAGTTCCCCCCGTACCCGTGAGGGTGATTACTTCCCGTTGCCTTGCCTCAAGTTTCAACAAGACAAGTGTGCCTATACTCGTTGCCATTTTAGTTTGTCGCTGTTGTTACGTGACCCGTTACCTGAAGATCAAGACTAAAAGTCATCTTGTCATTGTCCGGAAATTCGACCGATACATTAGAGATAAGACAGTTTCCTGAAAGTTTGATTGCTCCCGTTGCTGGAGTAGTCCCGACTGCTGTTGTGTATTCTGTCAGTGTGAAAGCTATCTCAGTCCCTGCTTCCTGTGCGTCAAGTGCTGCCTTATAACCATAAGTTGAAGCCGATGGATCTGTAGAAGCTAAAGAACTAACCGACATTGTCCGGGTTATTCTTCCCGAAGCAAAGGCTGCATCATTGCCTGAAGTCTTGTTTGATAGCTCAATCATGTTTTGAGCCGATTTAAAGGATGTTGATGATTCACCGACTACTAATATAGTGCCGATTTTAAGGAGTACGAGTGTGCCAATGTTTGTCATAGCTTTTAATTTTAATTTATTGAATCCTGAATATTAATCTTATTATACCAATGTCTACCAATACCTTATCTGTAGTTGCTTTCGTTGTTGTTGTTGTGTTCAAGGTGCAATCCATTATCTTATAAGGACTTGCTAAAGCGAATGGAACACCGTTATTGACTATTGATAGCACATTATCCATATCGGTGTAAAGCGAAGTAAGACTTTGAAGTCCTTTATGAACTACCTCAATTAAGATATTCGCCCGGTATTGATATGAATTTTTTGAGCCGTCCTCCTCAACAAACACATCAGCGATATTAATACAAGGATAAATTGCAGTTCCGAAGAGTTGAATAGGCATTGAATCATAAACTTTTCGCCCTGTCGCTGTTGTCAGTGCAGTAGTTAGAGCAGGTATTAATATTGATCGTATGTCTTTCATTGTTCCGGTATTATTCCTGCTCCAAATTTCATTACATTCTCCATCGTCTGTTGCATATCCTGATGAATTGACCTAGATACATCAACATTTTTAATCGCCCATTCAAGATAACTATCCAATATTTCGACATACTCAGCATACTCAACATTAGTACCGATTGCAATATCTCCTTTGTCCAATGATACCGTCTTAAGATCAGACACAAAAGAATTCCCCTTATTGTCACTAAAGGTAAAGTCTGGCTTTGTTGATGTCTTTACAAATAACGAGTTCCTAAGTCGTGAAGTGATTATGTGATTTTGACCTCTTAATCTCATCTGTGCTTCATTCTTGATCTTGTCCCCAATCTTACGGATAGACCACGAAGCAGCTTTTTTGCCACCGTCACGAAGTACATCCATCTGCTTATTAAGCCGATCCAAGGAAACCTGATCAAGAGTTATTGTAATCATGCGTACAATTTATAAGCTGCTAAATAATTGTAAAGATTAGGCAGAAGCATTTTATCATTCCTGTTTTCTGCCATTTCCTTCACCATGTTCTTGATTGCGATTTTAACCAAATCAGGGCAATAATCCTGAGTAGTATATTTCACATAAATTTCACAAGTTGTTGAATCGTCAATCAACTCAACACCGGGTATCGTGATTGTAAACTGATCTAATCCCTTCTTTGTGTAGGTGGTTATTACATCCCCATTAACTTTAACCTCTGTTATTGCCAAGTGTGACGGATAAGGAAGTGTTATAACTGTGTAATTAGCTGCATCCCATACAGTGACTACCCGATTATATTCGATGGTCTGAGCGACAAATGAGCGATTACAAAACTTTTCAGCCTGTTCACGTGCAGCCGTTATAAGCGCAATGATCAGACTATCATCCGTTGTGTAGTCAGTGCGAAGATAGAGCTTCATATCGACCAGCTGAACAGGTTCTTTACCCGTTATAGTAGTGCGGATTTCGAAGCTCATCGCTTTTGTTTTTTAGGTTTATAAGCCGGAACAACAGCTTTATTGACAGATGGAACTTCAACTTTTGCCTCGTCAATCTTAACACCGTAGTTATAGCGTATCATGTCGTTATCAAGGTAGTCAGGTACATGAATTATATCACCTTTTAGCTTCCCGATAAAATCAGATTTTAACTTAAATGTTCCCATAGTTTAAAATTTAATGAACCGTAGGGAGGTAACGATCCTCCCCCGTGTACCAATATACGGTTATTGTTTTCTCTTCAGTGTAAAGCCACCTGTAAAAGTAGTAACTCCTGTATTATACCCATTGCATTTTACTCTGTAATAACGCCAAATAGTATTAGGTATCTCGTAACCTAACGCTTTAATTACCCCGGCTGTATTAACGATAACGCTATCCGAAGAAGTGCCTAAATCAACCCATCGTGTACCATCATATGACCCCTGAAGCATTGTATTAACGGTTTCAGTGCCTGATTTATTAACAGGGATGATAAAGTAACTCGCCAAATAATCCCCTTTAATCGCTACCGGAGTAGCAATAGTGAGATACTTTGTTTGAGTATTAGTCGTGCTATCCTTTGGGAAAGCAACAGAAGAATCAATTACCTGCGCCTGAACTGCCAACCCGGCAAACAAGCAAATAAACATAAAAATTAACTTTTTCATATTTTCAAAGATTTAAAGGGAGGCGGAAACCTCCCGATTAATTAAACAACGTTTAACAATGCCTTACCAGCGGTGAATGTACCTTTAACAAATGCCAAGTAATCAGGGGCCTTAATTCGCATTGTGGCCCTCATGTACAGGGTAACAGTTTTTAGCTGTGCAATTGCATCGCTCTCGTTCTGATCCCATATTTTAAGATCCATACCTTTGCGATAGACAAACTTCGCTTTCTTGAAGTCACCTACTACAAATTCGTCAGAAGTCACACCATTGTTGACATAAACAGGACAACCTGCAACGACCTGGCCGCTATTGGTGGTAAATGGTGCTAAAACATATGCCCCATCTTTGTCACGTTCCAAGTCCATTTCCATAGATGATACCGGATTGATGATAATAGCCGATGCATTGTAGTTTGCAACCTGGAGTTGAGTTAAGGCAGCCCTTAGAACGTCCTTATTGTTGGCAATGTCACCAGCGTTCAACTTGTAAGCGTTTGGAACTGCAAAGGCAGTAGCCAAAGTTTTGATACCATCATAACCGTTCAGTGCGATCGTACCGGCAAGAATATCACCATCGATCTTCAGCATCATCAAAGTGACCAGTTCAGTTTTGATTTCCGAAAGAATCCACTCGATGTCATCCAAAGAATCATTTGATACTTTGATGTAAGACCCGAAGTTCTTAACGGTCAAAGTTTTGGTTTCATAACCTAAAACAACAGGATTGGCAGGCGCAACTCCTTCAGCGACCAACAGCGAATTATCAGTCCGCGTTTTGCGTTCAACCCAGCTAATCTGGTATTTGTTGGTTGTTCCCGTCTCAACTAATGATAACAAGAAAGGCATACGATCCGGGGCCTTCCCGATCCCTGCTTCCATTTCCCCACCTGGCAGAAGCGCGTTAGTGGTGATGTTAGCGTTGTCACTTTCCAAGAATGATTTAACAAGCAAATTAATCTCACCCTTAAAGGTGCTATCTTCTGCAAACTTTTTGAAAGTAGCGATTTCCGCGTTCAGCTTTTTACGCAAATCTTTGGTAAAAGAAATGATCTCGGATTTTTGGCCTTCTTTTTCAGCTTTCGCCTGAACGGTTGCCAATGCGTCCAACTGCTCTTGCATCTTTGCAGTTCCGGACTTAACTAATATTAATTCAGATTTTTGACTCTCAATCGTGTTGAGTAGTTCAGCCTGAGTTGCTTTGATCTGATCTCCATGAGCCGATAAAGCTGATTCTAATTCTTGTTTTTCCATTACTTTTAATTTTTAAGATAATAATTTTAAAATATCTGATTTTGTAAACGGCTCTTCAATCGGAGTGATAACTGTTTCAATTATCGGCTCTTCTTCTTTGAGTGTTTCGACCTGTGATTCATTTATTAATGCTTCGACCTGTGATTTCAATTTCATAAGATCAAATCTCTTCGCTTGATTTCTTTCAATGGCAATTAGTCTTTCAAACTCTGTATCAATAAAGTCTGCTTTCTCTTCGGCTTTCATCCGGGTTATCACAGCCAACGGATTAGAGGCAATGGTGACTAAACTAACTTCATAGAGCATAATCTCATTAAGATACTGCACATCTTGCCCATCCTGAACCCCCGATGTTGAGTTAATCGCCCGGTAACCGATGCTCATTTCTTTTAAAATGCCCTCTTTAACTTTGCATTGGATGTCTTCTTCAGCAGCAGAGAGCATAACTTTTACATAAAGTCCCGTATTATCCTCTTTAATATCAAGTATTTTGCCAATTGGATTCCAAATATCATGCTGATAAGCAAAGGCTATACGGTCTTTTCGCTCCATTAATGTCTTTGCAAATGCTCCCTTTACGATCACATCATTTGTTGAGTCAATATTTCCGAACACTGCTCCCCATCCTTCGATTGTCATTGTCCCGGATTCTTCCTGAACATTGGCGATTTTGAAGCTCTTAAATTGAAGGTTATGTTTCATTATGTTGCAATTTTAGTACAAATATAATAATAATTGAAATAAAAAAATAATCCGATATGTTTTACAACATATTATACAAGTTCCGTCATATAGGAGCAGTGGCAATTGCAGACCTCCGCAGCATCCCCATTCGGGTCACCGGGGAACTCTAATCCGTTAGGAAAAGTATCGCCCGGCTTTACCCCTCCATTATCAATTGACCATTGTTCACATTCACGATGGGAGTCCCTTACGTTACTGAGTCCCGATGTTGACCAAAATCCTACATATTCGTAGCCTGTTGATTCTGCTGATTCTCTCGTTGCCTGATTTGATGCCGTGATGATTTCTGTTTGTGCTATCAACCCGGCTCTTGAGTCTGTCATTGACTTGTACTGATCATTCACGGAGCTAAGGATCAAGTCTTTTATCTCGCTTATCCCTAAGCCTTCTTCAAGTCCTGTAGTGACGGCTTTCTGAGTTGCACTGATGATGTAACTTTCTGTCGTTGCACTGATCAAAACTATCCTCTCCCCTGCTTTTGTGAGTGCATAATTAGCCAGTGACCGCTCAAAGATTGTTTCTTGTATCTCTTCTGTTACGTCTTTTTTAGGTGGTAATAATTTCTTTCGCCACATCATCGCAATATCTGAAGCCGATGAATAGGTTCGAGTGAATGCCTTCTCAATCGGTTCTGAACTTATCGCCCCCGTAAGTCTTTCTGTTAACTGATCAATAGAAGTGTTTTCGATGATCTTTATCGCTTGTATATACTGATCTCTAATCGCTGCCTTGAACATGATCTTACTTCTGGCAATGAGTGCCTTGCGCTTTCTTATTATCAATCGCTCGAATGCCGTCATTTCCTGTTCAATATGTCGTAATCGCCAAAGTCTTTAATCGGCAGTGGTTCTGTCGGAGCTGTCAACACAGATAACGGACTCTCACCCATTCCCATCCATGGCTCATTCATGTAAGGGTTATCAACCGGGAGTTGTCCCGTTGCTTCAAGGATTTGGTTAGGTGTCCAATAAGCCTGACGCATCCATTGCACCTGAACAGCTCTATCGCCTTGTAGCTCCCCAACATCCGAGTAGTCAAAGGCAAAGAATAGGTTTTCATTTGCATATGCCGGGACAGAGGAGATAAGGAAAGAAGTCATATCATCGGCAAAGTCATTAAGATTAGGCTTGATGCAGTTATTCCAAGCGTCCTTCTTTGCTTCGCTTACGTTATTATATGTTGCTGATGATTTGTCATTAAACAGTTCTGAGGGTATGCCGTAGATGTTACATAGTATTCTTCGCCCTTCTTGTGATGATTCAAGTATCTTCAAGTCTGCGGGACTGATACCAAGATTCAGCATCCCAAATTTATCGGGTAGAACAAGCGGATGACCTGATTTATACTTTTTGTTGTAATCCTTAAATAAGTCCTGAACTTCTTCTCGTTGCTGAGAGTTAAGACCTCCCATGATAGCGTCCTGAACATCCCGATAGAGTAGGTATGGAGGTGATTGATTCTCAAACTGTTTAAGTTCGGTTATCTCTGCTTGGTTTTGTTTGCTTACCGTTTCGGCTGCAGCCTTTAGTGGGGACTGCCCATAAAGTGAGCCATACTCCCCGAATAAAGGATTAAAGAACTTCGCATGATAAACCTCTTTATCATTAAATTCAATGGTTGAATTAGTCACCAAGCGATACCCCCCGACGGGATTCATCCATGATTTCCCGGCTAATATCTCAACATTATTGGACGGCATTAACCAAACTTCATTTGTCTTGCCCTTGTTTACTCCGCTTTCAATGAGTGGCTTGTACCAATAGGAGTTACCAATTGACAGTTTATAAATCAAATGACCCTGAATGAAGTCGCTTGTCTTCATTGTTGGGTTGACTTGCTTGATGAACTTAACTAACTCATGATCGGTTACTTCAATCCATTTGCCATTTTCAAGAGTGTACAACGCAAGTCGTGCTTGTGAACTCATTCGAATGATCCGGTTAATGATCGAATATACATCCGAGTTACCAGAATATCCTTGCTTTATGTACGCCGTAGGGTTGTCATCCATCACCTGAGCCACTCCTGAATGCATCTGCATTGAGTAAATAGCTTTAAGAAGGGTATTTTTTAGCGGATTATCTACCTGATCATAAGATTTTTTGGAAGTAAATGGCCATATATTCATTTTTCTGCGGATTAATTTAGTGTAAAATTATATATTTTATTTTACAATTACGTTTTTATGACGTAATTTCCTTTTTTATACGCTGGAGAGAAGTAATATGAGGCATAACCCCCTGCGTCACATAAATGATTATACTCGTCAATTGGTATCTCACCCTTCTTATCTAACCATACATAAGTGTTTAATTCTTGCTCCAAATCATTACTACCTGGATCAATAATTAGTTGATAATCCCATAAAAATTTGATACGCTCCAATATACGTGGCTTTTTTACTGCAACAATGTTTAATCCTGTATTTCGCAAGTCCATTATCGTTCTTAACCCGGCATTATCCGCAACAATTAAATGATTCCCGACGTTTCTTGCCTTGATTATTGTCCCTAATTGAGGAGTAGAAAGGCTATTTTGATAGATTTCCTGCTTCCAATATATCTTTTTATTAGGTTGATCAATCGCAACCTTCACCATTGCGTCCGGATCTTTTACCCCGAAGTCAAGACCGTATATGTAAGGGAGCGAATCATCAAAAGTCCCCCATTGCCAATCAAATATTGTGCCTTCTAGCTTGCCTAATTCGCCTAATCCGTACACTTGCCACCAATACGGGTGATGTTTTTTAGCTTCTATTCGTTCTATTTGTTCTTTAGATAAGTGATTATTGTCAAGATAGGTAGACTTAATAAATGAATGAGGCTGTTTACCTTGTATTTCATCGTGATACCAGAATGAGCGATTAGGATTAAAATCAAGAAATATCGTCTTTGTTGTTCTTACCGCCAAATGGTCATAAATGTCATACTTTATATAATTTCCTTCGTTTACAAATAATATATCACGACTTGGGCCGTGAACTTTACCGATATTGTCAGTACCAAAGAACTCAATAATTGATTTCCCTACCCTGTAATAGTTATCAGTATGATTTTTTATTAAGTCAGGAATATACCCCCTTGAAATTAAAATAGAGTCCATATCTCGCATTGCTCCCAGCTTTAAATGAGGCAAAGCTTTTGAAACTACCGATATTATTAACGGATCTTTTGATTTTTCCGCTATCCTAACGAGTAATTGCAGTACTGAATAGGTTTTAGATGATCTTGTACCGCCTTGATTGACTATTAATGATGATCCCCCAACATATTCATGTAGATTTCTCTCGTAAACTGTTGTCGTTAGCATCGTCATAGCTTATCATCATCGTCTTTTGCCTGTTGTGACTGAACTATAATAGTTGTGTTCAGCTCTTTTCCGTCTTTCCCGGTTACTTCTGTCGTATTAGTTGCCCGACCTATGCCCCTGTCAAGTATCTTTTCGATCACATCAAAACCCTTACCTGATAATACAGCCTTACCAACGATCCGAACTAATGATGGTTGTGTATTGTCGCTCACCATCTTTGTAAGTTCCGGGACTGGTATTTGAATCAATCGAAGATAACAGGACGTTATATCCTGCTTTGATGCTTCTGTATAACCCTGCCTTTCAAGTTCGGCATTAACGACCGAGATCGTTTTGCGTGGCCTTCCATCGGGATTTCTGACCTCTCCTTTCTTTGCAGGAATAAGATTTTGCGGAACACCTCCTTTTTTTGACATTGATCTATTTTTAATCTAAATTAATTTGAACCATTGTTTTGCAATCTGATTTGATATTTGAGCGGTCATCACCGGCGGTACGCTCATACCGATTAAATATTTAGGTTCTATTTTTTTGAAGTTGTAATCAAGTGGGTAGGTGCCAATTTGGCAATAATCTTTTTTACTTGCTTCTACGAATTTATCAAAATAAATATATTGATTACCGCTCACAATAGTTGGTACATAATCAGTTTTAGATAATAAAACTCTGCCAAAAGACTTTTGAACTCCTTCTGTTCTTAAACAAACATCTCCGAAATTTTTATCTCCTTGTTTTCTTTGTAGCCAATCGCTGTATAATTTACCGTCTTTATTTAATTCATTATTGCTTTCTAAAAAATCCATTTTTATAGATACCTCACTAAACTCTAATTTTAATTTCGGTAAATTATATTCTTTTTTGTGTCCTATAAAAAATACACGTTCACGTTTTTGTGGCACTCCCATTGATGCAGCGTTAAGGCAAAAAACTTGCACTTTGTAACCTGCATCAGTCATTTTCTTAACTATATTTTTTGAATAAACCTTTGCATTACCTTGTATAATACCTTTTACGTTTTCTAATAAAAATACTTTTGGTTGTAGTTTTATGATTGTATCGCAATAAACGAAAACTAAATCATCAAGACTTTGTTTTGCTTGTCCCTCTCTAAATACTTTTTCTTTGCCCCACGCTTTTTCACGACTACCAGCCATGCTAAAAGTTGAGCAAGGTGGAGAACCGTCCAAAATATCTAAATTAAATAATTCAGTAGGTAAATCAATAAGTTTATTAAATTCTCTAATATCTAAATTATAAAGATGCTTCGGTTTATGATTTGTTTTGTAAACATCTGCAATAGGTGGGTCAATTTCAACACCGCCCAAATGATTAAACCCAGCTAATTTATAACCCATTGTAGAACCACCGCCACAAATGAAAGTACCAAACACTTTTAAACCGTGTTTGCTTATTCCTTTAGCCGGATAACCATCCGCTAAATTCCATTTGTACGGGAATAAATGTCCTTTACTCATTTCCTAATAGTTTCCAAACTGCCATTTCCGGCGAAGATGCTACTTTTGCCAGTTGATCCCTGACTTTCAAATAATCCTCTTCCGTGTATTTCAGTTTGATTATCATTTCATCGTCAAAACTTTCGGTGTCGATTTCTTTGTTTTTATCTGAATAGTCGGTAAAATCCGGCAAATCAACTCCCCACTCCGTCAACTGTTCACTATCCCACTCATTTGCCAGCGCATCCCAATCCCACTCACCGAAGCCTACATTATCCTTGATTACAAACTCTTTCCATTGTTCTTCTGTTAGGTCTTTCCCTTGCTTTACCCATTCGTCTGGTATCTCTTTGTAGTCCAATTCTTTGAGTGCTTTAAATCGCATATTGCCGCCTTGTATTATGTTGTTTTCGTCAATGATAATAGGACGAAGTGACATCATTTGAGGGAAATCTTTAATAGACTTTAGTAACTTTTTAAACTTATCGTCTTTAATAAGTCTTGGATTTGATGGATTTTCTTTTATTTCGTTGAGTTTCATATCATTTTGTCAATTATTGCAAATGTAATAAATATCAGGGCTGAAGTCAATAGTCCGAGTATCAAAGCTCCGTATATTTCAAGTATGTTATCGAATATTTTTAGTAGTGTCTTCATTTTTATTTAGTCTAAATAAGGCTAATTTCTTATATCTCATGTATTGTTCTTTGGTCACTTGTTCGATGTTGAATTTTGAATAAGGATCATTGATTGTCATGAACTGAATCACTCTTGTGTTGAGCTTGTCGATTATGATCTCTTCGTTGTGATGACCGATCCTTGAGAACATAAAATGCTGTGGTTTCAAATAGTAGTACATAATTAAAATTTAAGTCCTTTTAGACATCTTGACTTACAAAACAGGTTGCAGTCTTCGCACGGATCGATTTCGGCACACATCTCACATTTACCCGACTCATCAATTAATTCGTCTTCGTATAATTCATCACATTCGATACATTTTTTCATTGTGATATTTTGATCAAAATTAAATAATATTTTTAACAATATCAAATTATCTCCATTCTTCCTGATCTGTGTAGTCGTGACCGTCTATTTCATCCCATTCGTCAACGGGGTCTGGCTCCCGGAGAGCAAAGAAAGCGATTACTAAAAGAGTAACAACGATGAGCGTTACCCATAATGCAAGTATTCCGATGTCTGTTAATATTTCCATTTGTTTAGTTTAGTTTATTAATTTCATCATATTCAATACCGCAGTTCTGGCATTCATATCCACCATATTTTATAACAAAATCGTGGTTACAATATTGTGTAGTAGTTTCTTTTCTTCCACTCTCCAACCATTCGGTTAAACTTTCTTTAGTCTCATTCTTTAGAGCAGTATCAAGACTGTCAGATAATGAGACTAAGTCTAATTTAGATTCTTTATTTTCCATTTGTTTTCCTCCTTATTTCTTTAATAACAATTCTCCTCCTGTAAGAGCAAAATATAAGTTCTGCAACTGATGAACATATTTTATGTGTTCATACTTTTTGCAATACCATCCACTTCGTTTGCCAGTTAAGACTTCTTTTGAATACCATGTGAAAATAAATGATTTTGTTTTTCTCTTTAATTCAAAAGTATAACCACAATCTTTAAATCCAAACCTTAATAATTGCTGTTCAGTTATTGGAACAGGCTTAAAATAAGGTTCGTTATTATTTAAAGATTCACAAACAATATTAAAATCTTTTAACTTTAAAATTCTTGAATCTTCGTGTTTACCAACCCATTCGATATAATTTCCAATTCTTAGCTCATTTGATGTCATTTTTGTTTTCCTCCTTATTATGTTAGTTGCGTATAGCGATCCAAATTGGGTGTATATACGCATTGCGTGTATATCTTAGTTATGGGCAACCGTAAGACCGCTCCGAAGAACAGTCCTACGAACCCGAAACTCTTAATTCTCGTGGATTATCTCTAATCCATATTGCAAAGCTACCTCATGCTCAATTTTACAACCTCTTGCATTTTCCCAACCTTTAGCAAAATATGCTTTATGGCAAAGGCTCATGTTTTCGATTGATTTCGCTAAAAAGCATAATGGGATTTGCACCACTCCACGTCCAGTCATAGCATCTTTTGAATACCATTCATCTTGAAAGTAAGTGTTTACAACTTCTAAGTTTTCTTTTTCAGCAAACTGTAAAAAACGATTTCTTGTTTCTACAATTTGTTCTTCTGTAAAGCCATTCATAGGTTGGCTAATCATTATTTTGTCCATAATCTTATTGGATTTTACAAAGCCCGTCCAAGGCTATATTTTGAAAGAACGGCAGCCCATAACACCGCATAAAACCAATAAAGGTTGTATCGGTAATTTCAGCATCGTAGCCCGTTCAGCCTGTTGTGTATCTTGATAGTTCATCGCTCGCATTCCTTTACTGGTCTTATGCAAACCGTTATGCCCCATTTTGAGAACGCAAAGCCACGAAATCATACAAGGCTTGTTTAAACTCGTCAAGCCCACCAAACTTTTCAATTTGCGAGCTTAATACATACATAGAAACCTGCACCTTCTTATCAGGCACAGGTTTTCTTCCAGCGTTGGATTTCTTAACCTCGCTTTTCATTCTCAACAATATTAAGAGTGAATGGCGCTGGTATTTTTTCAGCAGCGGCATCAATTAAGGTCTGCAAATCCTTAACAGTTTGCCTCAATTGGCTTTCCGAAGGTGCTGCATTATCGGAGTATTTATGCCCATCGGCATATTTCAACCCCATTGAAGCGTGCAACCTTGTGTTGCCAACTTGCACCCTTTCTGGCGCGTAGTAATCGGCTGGTATTTCACAGCCTAAACGAACTGCACCTTCGTATAATATACCGAAGTTGCTTTTTACAAATTCGTTCATTTGATTTCTCAAATCAAAGAACCCGTTTTGCCCAACGGTTTTTGTTATTCTTAACGTTTCCATATATTTTTTTTTAAAAATAAAAATTATTAAACAATAAATAAATGAAAGTCTTTCAGGTAACTTTCGACAGGCATTCCTAATCCCTGCACCATACCAGAGTGACTGGTTACTCTTTGCCAACACGTATTCAGTTACTAACTGACCTTTCAACGGGTGATTTTTCTAAAACGTATTCAAGTGGTTACTTCACCAACCTTCTTGAATTTGCAACGGTGTGAATTATTACTCGTAAGGTATTCACACTACCCCCAGCTTCGTCTTCAATCACAAACTACTATTTTTCGTTTGTGATGGGTGCGGTCTGGCTTGCTACCCTTTTTTCATATCTTCAAAGAACTTTTATCATTTAATTACTCTGCAAAGATACAACGGGTTTTTTAATTGTGCAAATATTTTATCACTTATTTTTCTATATTTAATCTATTTATAATAATTCTAAATATTAGTGGTTGAATTTCAGGTATTTAACCAAAAAAGAACACGGAGAAAAAACGGGCCATAACACCGTTATGCTTTACTTTTCCCACATCTTGCACAGATACCACCCTTGAATATATGACCCCAAATGAACCAGCAGAAGAACTTATACATTCTTGTTTTTTGGTTTACGACATCTTCATCAACTGTGGTCAAGTTCTCGATTATGTACGTCTTGTGAGCTATTAGCAGATCATTGATCATGCTTTTGCCTTGTTCGATGTTGTTGAATGCTTTCATAGTTTTGTTTTAAATTAAAATTTATTTCCTTGTTGTAAATTCAATGCTTTGTATTTTTCTATTATTCCGAGTAGCGTGTTTCGATCCCAATGCTGAGAGTATAGGATTAAAATCTTCGTTGCATGATTTACATTTCATATTCTTAATTTGCTCAAAGTTAATTTTTTTGTAGGTTAAAATAGTTTTTGTTGAGTATCTACATCAAATCTCTTTTTAACATCTGCTAAATTTTTAACAGCCTGTTTGAAATAGCTGTCCTTAAGCTCTATCCCAATTGCTTTCCTGCCCATTGATACCGGACTATAAACCTCTGATCCTACTCCCATAAATGGAGTTAATACTGCCTCTCCTGGATTTGAATACAGCTCCACAATTCGATCAATAACATCAAGCTGAAGCGGATGTACGTGTTTTTCATCATCCTCGTCTTTGCTTTCTTTATACTGTAAAACCTCATCAATTCTTATATCATCCCAAACACTGGAGGCATAACGTTGCCATACTAAATGACTAAATTTATTTTCCCTCGGATCACCGTTAAATCCTGACCATTTCTTTTTAAAGTCTTCATAACTTCCATAAGTTTCGACGTGTTCCGGTAAAAATGGATGAGCTCCGGCATAATGTGCTAATCCAAATGGATGAGTTACGGGTATTTCGTTTTCTCCTGATTTTTTGAAAATGAGAACATAATCAGGCATAGCCGGGAAGCATTCGGTAGAATCCTCGACTATTAATTTATGCATTAAACTTCTTACCATCGTTCTCATTCTGACTTTTAATGGTTCTTTCCATATCGTTATTCTATTCCTGTAATGGAATCCATGCTTTTCATGTAGTTTGATAATTTCGTGCGGAAAATCCCACAAATTCTCATTGGCACAACTATTAATATCAGTGCAATGTACTGCCGTAATTCTTCCCGGCATTGTAACCCTTGATATTTCAGCAATTAAATATTCATACTGATTCAAAAACTGTTCTCTCGATTCACAATTAGAAAAGTCATTCGGAGAGCTGGAGTAATTGTAAAGTCCGGCAAATGGTGGTGAGTACACAGATAAAGGAATAGAATTATCCGGGAATGAAGGAAGGACAAACATATTGTCCGAGCAATAAATTGCGTAATCTTCTGTAATTAATTGATCTTTAATCATGATTTCTATTTTAAAAAAGTTGGTAAAATTACTTGCTTATTAAATTCGCTTGTTTTGATTGTAAAATCCTGATGAAGTGTTGTATTTAGTTTCGTAAATAATTGATCCGCTTTTGATGTTTTTGCTAAAAGAGAATCTAATACTCTTTGTTGTCCATCCGAGAAAACTAAATCGCAAATTACGGGTTCTGTTCGTCCAAATCTCCAAAATCTCCTGATAGCCTGATAATATTTTTCATAACTAAAATCAGGAAAGTAAACAGTATGTCCGCAATGTTGCCAATTTAATCCAAAGGCTGTCATTTTAGCTTTTGTTATCAGCTTATCAATTTCTCCGTTTGCAAACGCTAATAGTATTTCTTCTTTCTTATCAATATTCATTGATCCCTTGATTTGATACGAATCTTTATCAAGCTCCTGCAATAGGTCACCTTCATTATTGTAGTTGCACCAATACACTGTCTTAGGGTGATTAGATGCAATTTCAACAGCTTTAATACATCTATCTTCGATAGTACATTTCTGCTCTTCTCTAACCTCTGTTAATCGCCTTGCAATTTGATTAAATAACTGAATCTGACCGTTTACTACTAAGTTTTTTTCGTTTTTTACAGAATTATAATTTACTATTAATTCAGGCAAAATAAACCGATCATCTGAGAATCCTAAATCAGAAGGCTTTCTCATTGATATTGACCAACCGGATACCCATTTAAAAAAATCATCTGTTGCATGACCCTTGAGAATCCATTTAGTCCCGATATTCTGAGGCTTAATTGTGTCTTCGTTATTAGTGAAAAACTTAGTAAGCATATCTGTATATCCCATATATCCCAATGCTTCAGAGCTGGTTCCAAGCTCCACAAAATCATTAGGAGAAGGAGTTGCTGTGAATAAAAACCGGTATTTTACTTTTTTTAAAAATGTATTAAGTTGGTTTTTTATTGCACCGTCAAAGTTTTTTAAAATGCTTGATTCATCAAGTATCACACAATCAAAGTCTGATGTATTTAATTTATGTAAACGCTCATAATTACATAATACTATTTTTTTATTGTATTTCCCGTCCTTTGTATGGCAAACATCATCTATACCGAATTTTAATGCTTCCCTTAAATGCTGATCCGCTACTGCTAAAGGAGTGATAATTAATACAGGCTTATTAGTAGCCTTGATATAATTTGTAGCAGTCGTTAATTCTATTACCGTCTTGCCTGTTCCGGTATCTCCAAAAAATGCGCACCTTCCTTTTTCTATCATATGATTAGATACATATTTCTGAAAGTCAAACATTTTATCAGGTATAAAATTGGCTTTTATCCCATATTCTGAAATAGAATGTTTCTTTAGTTCTAAAAAATCTTGATATTTCATAATTTACTTGATATTTATTTTGTCGTTGTAATATTAATTAATGTTATCGTTCGTTTAACAAAAGCTGTTATATAACATATTCCAGGTTCTGAACATTCAGTTTGAATTCGACCTCCCGTAGTAGCTCTGCCTTTTCTTTCACATCTTTAGTTTCTGCGATCATATAAGTTATCGTTGAATGATCCCGGTTGATTATCGACCCAATCAGTGCATGGGAAAGCTCCGGGTAGTTCGATTTTGCAAGTGCAGCGAATACAGTCCGGGCATATACTGTTTCTGTTTTTCTTGATCTTCCGGTTAGTTCGGGAATTGTCACCTTTGTGATCTTGCTTACCGAGTCAAGAAGAAGGATAACCCCTCTTAGGTTGTTGGATGATCGGTGTGCCTTTAATAGCTCGTTTTTCATTGTTCATAAATTATTAATACGTGAAAATTTAATGATCTTATTTGATTGATTCTATACTTTTGGAGTTCGGATAATTTGCCTTTTTTACTTTTAAATTCAGCAAAAAAGACCATTCTGTCTTTTAGATACATTCTGTCAGGCCATCCATTAAGACTCATTTGAATATTTTTAATCGAAAGCCAACCTTTTGCTTGTGCCTTGTGACTCCATTTCTGTTCGAATGCTGATTCTGTCATGATTGAAATATTTTAATGTGTAGTCTTCTTTTTTCATTAATGCCCGATAAATACGCCTCTCAATACCTATATCTGAAAAGAGCCAATATAATATGGCTTTGTCTGCCCTCTCAAATGAAGCTATTCTGTTTCTTGCCTGTTCATACGATAAAAAACTAAAGTCAATATTAAAAAAGATAATCGCTTCTGCGCTGTCGAGCCGGATCCCTTCTCTTGCCGATTGGAACTGTCCTAAAAATATCAAATCTTTAGATGATTGAAAAGTAAAAGCGTTATCTGTCCAATTAGGAAAAGCAATCTTTAACAGTTCAAACTCTGATTTGAATTTATAGAATATCACTACTTTACGGCCATTCACCCATTCGCTCAAATAGCGTGATTTATAGTCCGAAATTATCTGATACCCGTTATCGTCAATAACAGTCCCGGAACTTAGCTGATGCACCTTTTGCATTGTCTTTACTGCCGTATCGGCCACAATACTAAATTTATCATCGACATAGACCTTATCTTTCATCAGCCTGGATATGATGCTTTTCAAATTACCCGGCATTTGAACAGTTAAAACCCGCTCTTCAACCTCAATTTTAAACCCTGCATCTTCCTGAGTCTTAATTAAAAATAAATGTTTAATAATCTGCCATATCATTACTTTGTTTGCATCTCCATAATCATTCATTTCCTTATTATAGATGTATTTTTTAGTGATATTAACATAATCTTTCGCCCATTTATAGAAATTATTATGATGAAATGGCGAATAACCTGATAAATACATCTGATGAAACAACTGGCTCCAGCTCTCTGGTGACGGTGTTGCGGATAAAAAAATGATTGGCTTATTAACTGTTAATCTTTGCAAGTCTTTAACTCTCTTGCAAGGCTTAGGAAAAGCACCTAAAGAATGAGCCTCATCTAATATGATCAAATCAAATATTCCATTTACTTTATGCACTGACTCATAATTTATTACGGTCAAAGTATAGGTAAATTCGCCTAATTTGTAATCATGCAAAATACTTTCAATAGCCTTTTTTTTAGTCACAAATAGCACATTATTAAATCCTTTGGCAATATTCAGAGCTATTAATGTCTTTCCGGTACGAGTTTGAAAAGCCAAATAAAGAAGTCTGTATTTTTGCAGTATGCCCGCACCCTGATTGATGGCAGTTAATTGATAATCTCGTAGTTCCATTAGAATGGTATTGTTATTGGTTCAGATAATTCACCTATTTGCACCCATCTTGACCCTTGACTATTGCCTGATATTACTTTTTTGCCGAGATATATTCCGTAGCAATCAATAAACCGGGCAAATTTCTTTTGGCTTAATAACTTTTTATTGTCAGGATAGTCACCGCAGAACGTGTCAAATTTTAAATTCTTAATTAATCGCTCACCACAAGGAAGGTGATTATCCTGTACCCATTCAAAGAACTCAAACGATGTATCTGAGATGAATTTGCGGGTCTTCAAATTGGCATATTCATAATTCATTAATCCTGATTCTAAATATTCTTGAGAACAATGGATCATATAATTATCAAATCTTGTCCACTCATTCGAGCAAAATTCATCAAACAGCATTAAACCAAATTCATCGTATGGAGTATGATTTATATTAAAGTATGCGGATAGTTCTACTTCCAATTTCCTCCGATCAAATGAGCCACCCACTCCCCCTACAGTGTAATTAGTGCTAATCACAATCTTTGGTGACTTCTTAACGGGTATTTTTATAGCATCTTTATTCTTCTTTTCAAGCGTTATCCCTTCAGTGATAAGTGAAAAAAGGCCTTCAAAATTAAAGTTCTTTTTTACGTCATCGAACACCAGCACCTGAGTATCTGCCGAAACGGTCTGATAGGGGAAAGCCTTGTTGAAATCGAACTGCTTACCGTCAAGAATACATATCCTTTTCATGTGCGTCAGTGCATTAATAATTATCCCCTTGCCACTTCCTCCATTCGGGTTCTCGCTAATTGTCTCGTCATTGAGTATTATTGCCTTATTATTTGCCGATGTCTTGTGGCTGTGCATCAAGTACCCTATCACTGTTCTCATTGCCTTTGATCTATCCGTATTGCTCCCGGATATAAGACCAATGAATTTATCGAATATTGACTCCTTAAAGTCCATTATTTCAAAATTACGATTAATAACATGGCGTTTCCATACCATCCCATTTAGGTTGAGATAATCAATTTTTTCAATCTTATTTTTATAAACCTTTACAGCGCAGTTCAGAAAGTAAAGCATCATATAATCTACATCATCCTCATACAGAGTGATATTTTTAACTTTGATCAAGGATAAATAATCCTCTTTAAAATATTTAGTCGCAGAGGCCATAAATTCATAAGGCTTTAATGTTTCCTGATTGATCAGATAATTAAGTACAAAATCTTTAATGTGTTGCGGATTTGTATTCTCAATGAATGTATTTTCAATCTTTATAAATATGTAATTTTCAGCACCTTCGTGATAATATTTACAAAATCCGTTCTGTTCTAAGAATGTTTTAAATTTCAGATTACTAATTCTGCATTTCCCGGCTTTGTCAAAGTACCAAAATTCAAGTATGGGAGATGAAGCCTGAATATTTTCTACAACATCATCAATTTTGTCTGGTGTTAATTTGGGATATTCTTTGTAAATTTTGGTAATATCCCTTCCTGATTGGATCCGATCCCTGATTTGATTACGTGTATCATTGTCTTCAAAATATTTAGATCCGAACTGTCCACTTTTGGAATATGCCGACTTGACTATATTATCAATTTCCCGTTGTGAAAAATCATCTGTCCTGTATGATAGCAGATATGATCGTGCTTCATTCTCATTTATTCCATATTCGTTAAATGATGATGCGAGGATAAATAAATTAGCATTACGCTGGCCTTTGGTTACTGAGTATTTACCATCGAACCACTTTTGTAATTTTTGGATAATCAATCCACTTGACTCAATGGGTAGAAGAGGCTTTTTTTCGTTGTATGAATAATGCTCATTCTCTTCTTTGTCTGTCCATGTTGATGAATTTTTATTGAAGTACAAATCAGGATCATAAGACTCATAACATACCCGGCAAATGTCTGATGTTTTAGAATCAAAATATTGACTATTGTAATACTCTTTTAATTTGTCAAAGTACTTTTTGTGATTCTGCATCTCTGCAGGAATCTTAACTATCAATTTTAGACCATCTCCTCCAGGAGAAATAAATAACGAATGAGTGTATTTATCCTTTAACAAAATTGCTCTGTTTTCGTTCATTATCTTTTCATTTGGGAAAGCATCAAAATCAAGACAAATATATCCGGAATGTTCAAGACAGCTCTCAGCGTTACGCTTTGAAAACTTGCCAGAGAAACAAATTGATGGCAGTGATTTTTTTAGATGGTTGCGTTCCTCTTTTGTTGCAGATCGTATTTTTGTTATCAGCTCTTTGCTTTGCCCATTTTTTATGCGTTCAATTATTATTTCAATCTCCTTAAAATATGGAGTTGAAGTTGAATGAATGTCCCTAAATATTGTTATCATAGTAAAATTATTTTACCTTTATTAGATAATTATTCCATCATTACTGCAAATTGCTGTTACAATAATATAAGTCTACCCCCCTTTATGTTGATTACCTTTACTTTACCTGTGTTCATTCTTTTAGTAACGGTTGCAGGGCAAACCTTAATTAATTTTGAATACTCAAATGGAGTAATCAATCTGCTTACGTCTACTTTTTCCATGCAACAAATATAATAAAAGTATTTTACAGCACCAAACAAACAACACTTTATTTTAAAAACAACACATTCGCAACACTTTCGCAACACTTTAATTATTTGATACTCAGAGAGTGCAACACTTTAACACTTTAATCTTTCAATTTGTAATATTTTTAAAATCGTGATTAGTAAAAATTGAAAAATAATAGAGAGATAGGAAGCCAAAATGTGTTGGTCGCTGTATCTCTCTATATATTAATTACTTAAACCGTTTTATGTCATTTAAAATGTGTTGTGAAGTGTTGCAAATGCACTTTCAATGTGTTGCGACTACCATTTTGTCACATCTTTTTGGTCTACAGGAGTCGCTACCCAGTCATTTATGTAGATTTTGAAGTCCGGTTGATTTTCGGCATTCTTAAATTGATTCTTCCACATATTATACTTCACTCCATTAATTGAAAAGTTGATTACATCACCTTTCGCTGTTGTCTTTACCCATGCCGGGATACCTTCTTTTTTTGCTTCCATGATTAATTGATTTAAATTATTATAACACTTTTATTGAAATTACATCAGACTTTTTAACATCCGGTTCGTAGATCGTTGTGATCTCTCCCGTCACTGAATTAACGATTGTAAGCTCCCCCCGGATCATCTTTAAAAAATCCTGCCTTTGCTTTAGTTTTTCGCTCGTTTCTTTTGCCAAATCCTGAAGTCTTACAAGTTCCGAGTCACCGCAAAGATCAAAGTTGTACGAAGAGTTCATTTTCTTGGTGATCTCACAGCCATACTTTTTGATCGTCTTTTCAGGGTACAAATCAGCCTCAATCTGAACTGCTTCTTTAAGATCGAAGTCCTTGCGCAGTCCTTCGATAATAAGCTCCATCCGCTTCAATTTAGTTTCGATCTCAAGAGGGTTATATTCCCCCTTGAGTATCTCGTCTTTTGCAGTTTTAATATAGAAGTAAATAGCTTCTTTTGTTTCGGGTATTTTGCCGAATAGTGTCAATGCGCTCATCGTTTCAAGTTTATTAAAATTGTTTGAAATTCATCAAGATAATCTTTTTTCATGCCATAGGGAGGAGTTTTGAACGCTTCAAAATTGCGAAGTCCCGACTCGTGATCTTCAATATTCTCACTTAAAATTAATGATTTGATGCCATTGAACTGTTTTTCAGACATCCACTTTTCAACTTTAGGTTGTTCTTTGATTTGTTCCCCGGCTGCATCTGTGTCCTTGTCTGTCACGATCCCGAGCATCGAAGAGAGAGCATAACGACGGTAATAAGTAACCCCTGAGCCGAAAGCCTGATATTCATTCATCTTTGCCAATTGCACGACCGGGATAGGAGTTGAACTTTGAAGAGTTTCACCACTTTCGATATGGAAAAGAGTCGTTACAATGCCATCTGATTGGATAAGTTGAGTAAATCCAAGACCGTGTTTTTTCAGTAACGGCATGATAATAGAAAAGATTTTCGGCAAATCGGCATAAGTGTAGCCAAAACCCTGAGTGTCTTTGTGAATAATTGGACATTCCTGTTGAAAGTCTGCAAGTGCTTTGTAAATGTTTTTCATAATCTGTGTTTTGATAAAAATAGTTCTTCAATTTCTTCCATAAACGGTTCAAGTAATTCGGTGCAGTTGACCCCTTCGATCCAAACCTCTTCGATGTAAAACTCCCCGCCCTCTGATGGATAACCTGGATCACCATTTGAAAGCGTCCATAATCCGGGTATAATAGCTTCTGCATCAAAGACTAAGTCCATGACAACGCCCTTGTATTTTAATTGTCCGTTACCTCTCATAATATAAATTTATTAATGCCGTGAATATGATTGATACTTTTCATCCATTCTACGTTAGCAGTTTCCCGTAGTCGCTCCATTACTTCCGTGAATGCAAATTCAAATTCTTCCTGCTCACAGTTTACAGCCTGATAATCGTAGTAAGCGTTTGAAATATCGCTTATTTGTATCGAGCATTGTTCGCCCACGTATATGCTTACGCATTGCCTTGCGTTAAAAACCATCCAATAATGACAGCGCAATGTTCCGCTTTTGCGATAAATTGGATAGTTGTCCGGAACTTCTACCTCTTCGATTCTTGTAATTTTCAGTTTCATCGTTTCGTTTTTAATTTTGTGAATTTTTAAAAGTTCTTAATCTTCTTGCTTCTTGACTTGTTCTTTTCCTTCGCTCTTGCTTTGCCTTTTCATGCCCAAAATAGAGCCATATAAAGCAACTAAATAGCAAAAGGGTTACGAGCATCAACATTGCGTCTTGAGTTGTCATATCGGTCTCTTAATTATATTTGTTAATACTTGTTTTAATTTTTCTTTATTTCCGAATTGACGGATCTGATTTTCGGAAGCGAAAACCGTGATAGGCTTTTTTTTGTCTGCTTCCTTTACCGCTTTTCGACCGGAGGACTTGTTTGATCCTCCTCGTGTTTCGATGTACGATCCCTGTTGAGCCGGGGCACATAGTCCGAATTTAAATGCTGAATGCCTTCGTACTCCTTTGTGCTTCCCATCGTAAAGAATGTGAATGATGTTGTACCATTGTTTGACCCCATACTCTGAGTCAATCACCCGGTAAGTTCCGAGCGGTAAATCGCTGATTTCTTTTAGCGTCATAAGTTGATAAAAATGTTCGTTAATATTGAGATTAAGATTACTATAGCAAGAGCGGTGATCTGCTCTTTTTTGGTTTTGTCTGATGCTTTCATAATTTACAAAGTTTTTTTATAGTTTATGAATAGTTCTGGCTTATTATCTTTTGTGAACCAATTTGAATGATGAAAACCACCATTAACAGTTGAATTATACGCAATAACAACATCTTCTGAAAATTCAAGCTCAACCATTTTAAACCCTGTTTTGGTACGCTTACCCATCTTGTAAAATTCAACCGTAATACCGTTATCGTAAGTGTTTGCCAGAATTGTTCCCGATTTAATGTCTGAAAACAGTTTCATCTTGTTTTGATTTATATCTTAGCTTCCTTGCTTTCGATATGACAAAGATATATCCAATATTTCAATTTGATACTCTTAAAATCATTTATTTTATCAATATAGCGTTATTTATAATGATTATAGATAACAAACGAAAGACCCCACCCGGTTATCTGGATGAGGTCAAACGAAACTACGAAACGAAACTAACAACTATGCTATCACTTTACAATGATTAATCTATTACTTTACAAAGTCGATTTTAGTTATATCAACTTGTCCGCAATCGGAAAATGTTTTAAAGTCCGCTTTTCGTGTTCGCCAAAGAAACCCAAGGAAGTAGCGATCTTTTGTTACCACTAATTGAATTGAATTGTTCGCAGTCTTTTCATTTATTTTTAAAGTTGACGATTGATCTTTAGAAAGTATCTCGCCCTTAAACCCCCAACATTGAGAATCAAAGCCTACAGGAATTTTAAATGACCCATCAGGGAGCGATACAACATCTTTGTAGACAATTTTAGTGCTTCCCGTATCTTTATACTGGGTTATTATAATCGTTGCTCCTTTAACACGCTTTAAGGCTATATCATTTGCTTTTAATGTAGAATCAAGTGTAGTCTTCCACTTTGCATTAAGTGCGTTGTAATCGTCTAATTTTAGCACTAACTGCCTTTCATTCTCTTTTGTGATATTTGCAAGATTTTCTGTTTGCCTGTCTCTGTCTTTTTTAAGAATAGAATTTCTATGTAAGACTAATGATAGTCCTGTTAATAATAAGACTATAGCTCCTATTAAATATAATTTTATATTATTCATGATTTATTGTTTAGCATTTCATTTTTATCAGATGAGCCCTTACTTGAACCATAGAACCAACCAACCACTGTTCCAAAAGCACCAATTAAAGCACCTCCCCATAGATTTGTAGTTTCAGGTGATGTTTTCAAAAAAAGCATAATAGCAAATGAGGTAAAGAACCCGACCACTATTAATGTTCCTAAAGAATAAAAGAATATTTCTTTTGCTTTCATGATATGATAATTTCGATGCTATCTTCAGCTTTTGTCATCATAGAGAAAAGTTTATCAAATGTTGCTCTTGATTCTGATAGCATTCCTCTTGCTGTATTCTTTCCAACAAGGATACAACCACTTGTGTCTGCTTCTGAGTTTCCTGCATGGATTCTAATTCCTTCAAAATTAGGCACTTGCAATAGAAGAGGCATTACTCTTTTGAATCTGTTTGACTCGTTTAGAATGACTTTATAATCACCTGTAGGAATACAAGTTTCATTCATAATCTTGACATCTCTAGGAATATCTTCAAGAGTATCACATAAGAATTCACCATCTACATATAAATGCCCTATAGTATAAGTCTTACCTATATAAGCTCTTTTAAGTTCAAGCTTCATTTTTTACTTCCTCCATTATTTCCAAAAGTCTATGTTTAGTCATTGGCTTTTGATATTTGAATTTGACATTTTTCAATTTCATTTCAAAATCTACATTTTCACTGATAATTACAACAGGAGTGTCATATCTTTCTGTAAGAAATTCATGAAGTTTAACTCCTGACATCAGAGGCATAAAAAGGTCAATGATAACCATGTCATAATGGTGTCTAGTCATTTCTTCAATTGCATCAACAGCAGTGGATACTGTTTTGATTCCAATATCCCAATTCTTTACAAGAGTGAGATATAGAGGATTGTCATCAACTAATAATGCTTTCATCTTTTTGCAAGTTTTGGTGGATGTTTTGCTTCACATTTAGTTTCATTGATACTGATTCTGATTTCATGATCTTGTATGTCAATACCATGTTGATTCAAAAGTTTATCCTGCACTGCCACTTTCTCTCTTACACTCTTGAGTTCTTCATTAACAGTAGCCTGATAGACTTCCATTGTAGTGTTTACTTTTGTCAAAGTTACATTTAGGATTGCTATTGCCCCCGATGCCTCTGATATTAAAGACGATGTTCGAGCCATCCAAATACTTATTAAGTAACCAATTATTGAAGTGAAAACAAGTAATATAGAGCCTATTGCTCCCAAGATTAGGGTATCTGTCATAACATTGTGTATTATTCTTTCAGGAACTTTCCTAAAATGGTTAGATATGCAAACTCAATTTTTATTTCTTCAATTTTCAAAGGATCAATCAAATAAAGCTCTACATCACTTTCTTCTTGCATTGCTTTAGTGTACTCAGTGTAAAGTTCAATTCTTTTTGCTTTCTCTTCTTCAGTGAGAATACCAAGACCATCCTCAAAATTAGGAGCTTCAGCATTGATTTTCTTTGCTGCTTCCCATATCTTCGTTTCAAGATCTTTTAATTCCTGAGAGATACATTTATCAACTTCTTCAATTGACGTTGTTATTCGCTTCAGATTCTTGTTAAGAGCATAGTTGAGAGTGAAGTTTGTCACTTTATTCTCTACGCAATAGTTAATAAGTGCAATTAATTCTGCATTCAGTTGTTTCGTTTCGATGTGTTTCATAAATAATTAAATTAAAATTGTTTCAAGTTCTGTTTCAATAGCAATAATTAATGCAGCAAGTTCTTCAACTGTTTTTTTACCATTCACTTGTACATTCTTGTTACCACCTTCATCATATCTGATGTTGATGTATGTCCCCTGTTGAATAGGAGTGCCAGTGCCTACCATGTCGATGGTACAATTAGCGTTGATAGCTTTCACCTTGACTCCTAAAAGGTTGTCATAGTTGATAGTGACTGTTTCACCAAGGATTGTTCCTACGATAGTCGTAGATACTCTTTCTGTTTTTACTGAATTTTGCATTTTTAGTTAATATTTAAAGTTTGTTTCAAAGATAATAATTCTGTATTCATTTCTTGCATGGCTTTGATTAAATATAATGTCATGTCTGATAGATTAGTATCATAGTATTTGCCACCATTTATTGTTATTTCTCCTACCATTTCAGGGAATATATCCATTAATTCCTGAGCAATAAAGCCTTTTATTCTGCGATCTCTTGTTTTTTGATCAAATCCTGAGAGAGAATTATAGTTGAAAGCAACAGGATGAAGAGCCATGATCTTAGGAAGTACAGCATCATAAGACATATCTTCAATGTTTTCTTTTAATCGAATATCTGAATAGTTGGTGAATGCTGTATAGCCATTTGCTCCAGGCTGTCCATTAACGGTTAATAAATATGCAGGAGTAGTTGTCCCGATGCCGACGTTGCCACCACTTGTGATTCTCATTCTTTCGTATTTTGTGCCTGCAATTCTAGTCCAATAAACCAAAGAACCATTATTATCAGCACCATCTCTCACAGCACCAAAATTGGCAATTTCATTTTCAACCCCACTTGAGTCTTGAATCATAAAACTAAAATCCGATCCAAAACCATCTACCATATCTCCAGTAGTTAAATGCTTCGAAGCCCAACTTGATTTGCATTGATCAGTTAAAATTGATGTTATAACTATTTTTGCCACAGGATAAACCGCACTAACTACTTCAAGCAATGCTGCAGGAGTAGGAGTACCTATACCTACGTTGCCATCTGACCTGATACGCATTCTTTCTTTCCATTGATAAGATGTATCACCAGCATAATACATATTGTAAAAAATCAAATCACTATCGTATGTATTGCCAACGCTATTAAATGAACCTAATCCTGCCCCAGGTCTTCCTAATGAAGTAGTTAGACTAATTAATCCAGATGTAGT